CTTACCAGACTATGCGGCAATGTTTGATAAACTACCGATATCTGCGTTTGTCTCGTCTCCAGAGACTCCGACTCCTGACCTTGATCTTCCAAACCTACAGTTTTGGAACTGTATGGACTATGGTGTCACAAACATCTATAAACAGTTCACAGGGTCCATGCGTTGGGTCGTTCGTACTCGTCATTTTGGCGAAATTAATGGGTCTTATATCTGTACATTAGATAACTATCACGACTCTGCTGACCAAATTGACTATAGTACCAGCGAAATACCTCAAGAGCATAAGTCATTTAACTTAATTGAGCTTGAAAATGGTCAGTATGCACTCTATCCAAACAATAGATGTAGAGTCTATGATGTCTCTTTGACACCATCTGAAGTAAAAACACCCGATTTTAAGGTTTCGACTCAGTGGTTTGAGGTCGAAAATGAACTTGATTGGGGAAGTCTAGGTGATTGTGATGAGTATTTCTACACAACACCCGAAGAAAGAGAAAATAAATAACTTTTTTGCGAAAAAATTGAGTTGAAACAGTATTCAATGGGCAAGCACCTGCTCTTAGAGGTGTATAATGTTGATTTTGAAGCGATTAATGATGTCGAATCGCTTCAAAATGCAATGATTCGAGGCATAAACCGTGCCAAGATGACAATTTTAAACACATTTTCTCATTGTTTTTTACCACAAGGATGTACTGTGGTAATTGCATTGGCAGAAAGTCATGTGTCTTGTCATACTTGGCCAGAGAATGGATGTTTGGCAGTCGATGTATATACTTGTGGAGAAGGAAATCCACGGTTGATTGCCTTAGAAATACTTAAATACCTTAATTCTGACTCATATTCTCTACGCGAAGTCGAACGTTAAATAGACATAAGGAGATAGCAACCTCCTTTATAAAAGTTCTGTTTTATTCGTTTAAAACAGGAGCTAAAATGTCTAACTTACCCGTTGATAGAGACTCAAATTATATGAGAGAAATGTGGGGAACCACACGTTTGATCACAGATTATGAACAAACACCACCAAAAAGAGTCATTCAAGAGGTCATGCACGACCTTGCACCAAAACATGACCTTAAAAAACAAGTTGAGTTGCACGAAAAAATAAGAAACGACGAAGATTACGATGATTGGGAGTATGGGACCGAACCAAACTATGGATCTCCCTGGAAATAACTATAAATAATGCAAGAAAAACTCGGTCGAAATGGCAGTCTCAAGAGTATCAAGGGCATTTAAAGACATTAGTTTGTCTTTTGAGCCTCATCCTGTGACAAAAGACCTGCCCATTCTCAAAAATGAGAATGCAATTCGTCGTTCTGTAAGAAATTTGGTCGAAACTATCCCAACAGAGCGGTTTTTTAACTCTCTGTTGGGTTCTGAAGTACGCTCCAGTCTTTTTGAATTCGTTGATTATGGTACTGCAGCAATTATTGAGGACCAAATTCTTACAACAATTCGAAATTTTGAACCTAGAGTCACAAATGTTCAGGTCGAGGTCGATCCTCAACCCGATGAAAATACATTTAATGTGACTGTAGTTTTTGATATCATTGGACAAGAGTTTCCGACGCAAGAATTTACATTCATACTAGAGGCAACCAGATAAAATGCCTTTCACTAAGTTTACAAATCTCGATTTTGATCAGATTAAGACCTCAATTAAAGATTATCTCCGTGCAAACTCCAATTTCACGGACTTTGATTTTGAGGGGTCCAACTTTTCTGTCTTAATCGATACTTTAGCGTATAACACATATATTACAGCATTTAACTCTAATATGATTGTGAACGAATCCTTCTTGGATTCGGCAACATTAAGAGAAAATGTTGTTTCACTCGCAAGAAATATTGGTTACACACCACGCTCTAGAACGGCAGCAAGAGCACATATCACTATTAACGTACCAACTACCTCAACCAGTAGTTCAATGACCTTACAGGCGGGTCTGGTGTGTGTTGGTAACACAAATGAAAGCACTTATACATTTTCAATTCCTGAAAATATAACAACAACCATTAAAAATGGTGTTGCAACATTTGGAACAACTGAAAGTCCAGTTGAAATCTATCAAGGAACGTTTCTGACCAAACAATTTGTTGTGGACGGATCTCTTGACCAAAGATTTGTATTAGAAAACTCATTCATTGATACTTCAACAATTGTTGTTTATGTAAAGGGACCATCTGACAGTGGTCTTGGAAGAGAATATGAAAGAGTAGATAATATCATTCGTGTTAAGTCAACATCTGAAATTTACTTGATTCAAGAAGTTCAAGATGAAAAATATGAAATTCTATTCGGTGATGGAATAATTGGTAAAAAACTTCAAAATGGTTCTGTAGTCACAGTCACATACATTGTGACTGATGGAAAGGAAGGAAATGGTCCTTCACTCTTTAATTTTTCTGGAACTGTTAGAGACTCTGCAAATGCTCTAATCATTCCATCAGATTCTGTTACCATTACTACAGTTCAGAATGCAATGAACGGTGGTGACATTGAACCACTTGCTTCGATTAAATATTTTGCACCACGTCTTTATTCTGCTCAGTACAGAGCAGTAACTGCAAGAGACTATGAAGCTATTATTCAGCAAATATATCCCAATACCGAATCAGTTTCCGTTGTCGGTGGTGAAGAACTCACTCCACCACAGTTTGGTAAAGTGTTGATAAGTATTAAACCTAAGAATGGTGATTATATTTCCGACTTTGATAAGCAAACAATATTATCAAAACTGAAACAATACTCTTTAAGTGGCATCAATCAAGAAATTATCGATCTCAAAATTCTGTACGTTGAAATTGATTCATCAATTTACTATAACTCACCTCAAGTCACTAGTGTAGATAACTTAAAAACGTCTGTTGTTAATGCACTTACAAACTATGCATCTTCTGTAGACTTAAACAAGTTTGGTGGAAGATTCAAATATAGTAAAGTTCTTCAGGTTATTGATAATGTTGATCGTTCCATCACATCAAACATTACTAGAGTAAGAATTAGAAGAAATCTAAAGGCACTGACAAATCAATTTGCACAGTATGAACTTTGCTATGGTAATAAATTCCACATTAATCCAAGTGGTTACAATATAAAGAGTACAGGTTTTTATATTTCAGGAACCACAGATGTTGTTTATTTTACAGATACTCCTAACAAGACAAGCACCGGTACTCTAGATGGTAGTGGGAAAGGTGTTTTATCAATTGTAAGAAAGTTGCAAGATGGAACTTATAGAGTTGTTGTTGCATCTTGTGGAACCATTGACTATATGAATGGTGAGATTCTAATCGGTACTTTAAATATTACATCAACTGTAGAACCTAACAATATTATTGAAGTTCAAGCATTCCCAGAATCAAATGATGTTGTTGGACTAAGTGATTTGTATCTGAGTTTTAGTATCTCAGATAGCACCATAAATATGGTTAAAGATGTTATTTCTTCTGGAGAGGATATCTCTGGAGTTACTTTTGTAAGAGATTACTATACGTCAAGCTACTCTAACGGAGCACTGGAGAGGAAATAAAATATGATTGAAACTGGTTTTGATAGAAGGATTAAGATTCAGCAAATTGTTCAAAATCAAATACCCGAATTTTTACTTTCAGAATCTCCAAAGGCAGAAGAATTTCTAAGGCAGTACTATATTTCTCAGGAATATCAGGGCGGTCCTATTGATATTGCTGAGAATTTAGATCAATATATTAAAATTGATAATCTAACACCAGAAATTATATCTGGAGAAACAAAGTTAAACAGTACAATTACAGCAACATCTGATGTAGTAACTGTAACTTCTACAAAAGGTTTCCCATCTCAGTATGGTCTTTTGAAAATTGATGATGAAATTATTACATATACTGGATTAACAACAAATACATTTACTGGGTGTGTTCGTGGATTTAGTGGTATTACTACTTACCATCAAGTTAATGATCCTGATGAGTTAGTATTTTCAACATCATCTGCAGGTATTCATACTGTTGGCGCCACTGTTAAAAACCTTAGTTCTCTGTTTTTACAGGAATTTTATAATAAAATTAAATACACGTTTGTTCCTGGGTTGGAAAACGTTGGGTTTACACCAAACTTGGATGTAAGTAACTTTGTAAAAGAAGCAAGAAGTCTATATCAATCAAAAGGAACGGAAGAATCATTCAAAATTCTGTTCAAAGTTTTATATAATGAAGATGCTAAGGTTATCGATCTTGAAAATCTGCTTATTAAGCCCTCTGCAGCCAATTTTTCAAGAAGGGAAATATTAATTGTAGAAAGACTTTCTGGAGACCCTTTAAAGTTAGTTGGACAAACAATCAAAAAATCAACCGATGATAAAACACAAGGGTCAGTATCTGAAGTTGAGATTTTAACTCGTTCTGGAAAGACTTACTATAAAATTTCATTGTTTATTGGATTTAATGAAAATGATTTAACTGAAGGAACTTTCAGTATACAAGGAAATACAAAAGTATTAGAACCAGTATCTGTAGGTTCATCTATTATATCTGTAGATTCAACCATTGGTTTTGGTCAGACTGGAATATTACTGAGTGGAACAAATACTATTTCATATACTGACAAGAGTGTAAACCAGTTCTTTGGTTGCACTGGTGTTAATAGTCAGATTTCTATTGCATCAACCATTCGTTCTAATGAATATGTTTATGGATATGAAGATGGCAATCTGAAGAAAAAAGTTGAAATGAGAATTACTGGAGTTCTCTCCAAGTTTGTTCCAGTAGGTGATATTAGTCTATCAAGTGAAAATGAAATTATAGGAATTAAAAATGTAGGTGAATCTATTAAAAATCCATCTTCCGACAAAACATATAAGCAAATATTTGCCAACTCCTGGATCTATAATACTAGCTCAAGATATCAAGTATCTTCAATTTCTGGATCTACTTTCACACTATTGAGTGACATTGATAAATCAAGCTTAAAGGTTGGAGATAGAGTAGATATTGTTCTACGAGGAACGCAGACTGTTGTTGTTTCTAATGCAACTGTTGCAACTGTTAATACTACCACTAAACAAATAATTTTAAATGGACTTGGAGCATTTTCTCCTTCAGTATCTTTAGATTATGATATTAGAAGAAAAATTGAAAAGGCATCCAGTACAGGAGCAAATCTTCAATTTGGAAATAATAATTTAATTGCAAATATTCAAAACGTTTACACAAATCAAAATTATGCGTATGTTGCTTCCAATTCTTTACCAAGTTACACTATCACCAAAAATCTTTCTGAGATATCCATCAGTGAAGCAAATGGCAGTAGACTTCAAGGGTTAAATGTAACCACACTCAAGTATTCAATCATATCTTTCCCTACGAATGTTCCATTTATTAATGGCGATGAGGTAGTTTATTTGCCAGAAAGAACTGCTATGCCCGGATTAACCGCTGGCAACAGTTATTATGTTGAAGTATTGTCGGCATTAAATCAAATAAGACTATTCACATCAAGATCTTTCATTGGTTCCTCAGAGTATATTGAATTTGGAGACTTATCATCTGGAACTGGATCTCACAAGTTCTTACTGGCACGACATAGAGATTCAATTATAAGTCCACAAAAACTTTTAAAGAAGTTTCCTCTTGTTAAAAATTATGCAGAGGGTTTTGGGAATGAAACTGAAACTGGTCCTATCGGACTATTGATAAATGGTGTTGAAGTTATTAGTCCAAAGTCTGCAGATAAAGTTTATCATGGTCCACTACAATCTATCAATATTATAAATTCTGGTTCTGGATATGATGTTATCAATCCACCAGTTATTAATGTAAGTTCTCCATCTATCGGAACAACTGCTTTAGTCAGACCTGTTCTTAGTGGTTCTGTATCTTCAGTTCTTGTTGACCCTCAGGACTTCAGCATTGAAACAGTAGTATCTGCAACTATATCTGGTGGTAATGGAAATGGTGCTGTTCTTGACCCAATAATTTCTAAAAAATATAGAGAACTTGATTTTGATGCCAGAGAAACAATTTATGGTGGTGGGGTTGACATATCAAACGAAACCATAACATTTACAAGATTTCATAATCTGACAAATGGTCAGGCTATAATTTACAATAACAATGGCAATTCGAGTCTGGGTATTGGAACATTTGGTCCTCCAGATTTAAGCAATAATAGAGTTCAAAATAAAACTTTAGTGAGTGGATCTGAGTACTACGTACAAGTCGTAAATACTAGCTCTATTAAACTATATCAAACAATTAATGATTATGTAAGCGGGATAAACACAGTTGGATTTACCACAGAAAATACCTCTGGTTTCCACAAATTTAGAACCCTTGAGAAAAAGACGCTCAGAGATATTAAAGTTATTGATCCTGGAAGTGGATATCAAAATAGACACTTATATGTAAAACCAACTGGTATTTCTTCTGAAAGAGATTGTGTTATTTTTGAAAACCACAACTTCAGTGATGGTGATATTATCAGATATGATATTGCTGCAGGAGCTGGGACATCTATTCCTACTTCAATTTCTGGTCTTTCAACCGCAAATTCATATTATGTTCTAAAAATAGATGATAACTCATTTAGATTAGCAAATGCAGGAATTGGTGCTTCTATAAGTACAAATTATGAAAGAAAAAATTATGTAAAATTTGCTTCAACTGGATCTGGATATCAAATTTTCAAATATCCAGATATTCAACTAACCGTAAATGTTTCTTATGGAAGTAGTATAGTTGGTATTATAACTGCAACTCCAGTCATTAAAGGAAAAATTATTGATGCTTATCTATATGAAAAAGGAACTGGATATGGTTCAAATACTATTAACTTTATCAAGAAACCAATTATTACCATAAAAAATGGTAAGAACGCCGAAGTATCTCCAATAATTAAAAATGGGAGAATAGTTGAAGTTAGAATATTATCTGGAGGTTCTGAATATTATTCGGTTCCAGATCTAAGGATAAATGGAAAAGGCAGTGGCGCCATACTTAGAGCAGTAATATCCAACGGAAAAGTTAGTGATATTGTCGTAATTAATCCAGGAGTTAATTATGATTCAGAAACAACCGTAAATGTAGTTGCTTCTGGTAATGGAGCTAAAATAGATTCAACTATTAGACCTTTAACAATAAATGAATATTATAGATTCTCTCATGAAAATCTAGTAGATACTGAAAATAATTTAGAATATGCAATTGTAGGATACTCCACAGAAACATTCTCATCAGCATTTGGTGATAATGGAACTACACATTCGCCAATCATTGGATGGGCATATGATGGAAATCCAATTTATGGACCATATGGATATTCTAATGTAGAAGATATTACATCTCCTATTAAACTTATTAAATCTGGATATGTATTAGATACATCTAAGGTAGAAAATAGACCATCAACTTTTGCCAATGGATTTTTTGTTGATGATTATAGTTTTAATGATTCTGGCGACCTCGATATTCACAACGGAAGATTTTGCAAAACTCCAGAATTTCCAAATGGAACTTATGCTTACTTTGTAGGAGTTGCTACTGATACTGCAACAAACACTTTAAAACCATCTTATCCATATTTTATTGGAAATACTTACAGATCTATAGTAGATAAAACTAATTTCACATTGAATCAAAGATTTGATTTCAATAACTCCGACTTGTCTAGAAATACTTTCCCATATAAAGTAGGAGAAAAATATGCAGACAATGATTTCTTAGTAGAGTCTAATGAAATTACAAAACAACAAACTGTAATTGAGTCTGTTACTAAAGGTTCTGTAGATTCTTTTAATATTATTCAGTCTGGAGAAGGTTATAAAGTTGGTGAAAACTTAGTGTTCGATGACACTGGAACAAATGGTGGTGGTCTTAGCGTAGAAATATCAGAGATTAAAGGAAAAACAATTACAAATATTGAAACTTTAGTAGATACTTATAACAATTCTGTTTTTGTTTGGAAAAATAAAAATACTGTAGAGGCTCACGTATACGGACCACAATATCATACTATTTCAGATCAAGAATATGTATCAGTTTCTGGTTTATCAACTACTATAACTAAACTTTCAAAATCTCACAAGGTAGGTGTAACAACTGAAAGAATTACATTATTCAAAGCAATGAGTTCAGTCCCCTCACCAGGGACGGTTGAAGACATTTATGTGTCAAATATTCCTTCATCAGTTTCAATTGGAAGCACCTTACAAATCGAGAGTGAGCCACTTCAGGTGCTTAACATTTTTGAAGAAGGTTCTATACTGAGAGTTAGAAGATCTGATACTGGAGTAGCACATACTTCATCCACTTTCATAGAGATACTTCCAAGTAAAATTGAAATTCCAATAAGTCTCTATTACTTTGATTCTCAAGTTAATGATAAGATATACTTTAATCCTAGACAAAGTGTAGGTGTAGGCACAACCTCTGGAGGGTCATCTTCGGTTTCCTATACAGTTGGTGAAATATCAAATACGATTTCAATACCAAATCAAAGCGTATACTTACCAAATCACCCATTTAAAACTGGTCAACAGGTAACCATCAGTAAGAGAACAACGGCTTCATCCTTAGTTTGTTCTGATACTCCTGGGGGCGCTACTTTCTTTGTTCCTGACCCAGGATCTTCCCAAACAGTTTATATT